AGGAAGATCCTCAGGCTTGTCAACGATAATGATATTCTTCCATGGCATCCAGTTGTGCTGAACAATCTGAAAGAGACGAGTTCCCTGCTCGAGCTTGTAGTTTGCGATTCCATTTGGAACAATGTCAGTCACTGCGACAACGCCTCCCCGGTATCCCATATCAATTAGTCCAATGCTATTCGCCAACCGAAAGGGAGTCTTGACAATGGACGAACGGGGAATCAGCATACACGGAGCCGGTGCACCATCCTCGGTCAATGCTGCACACCTGATACCGAGGCTGATCACATTGAAAGAGCTCGGTTTCGTACAATCAAAAATTTGGTCATCCATGACCATGATATCACATCCTGAATCAGTCTGACGGCGCTTGGAGATGTTGTCCTTCATCATCTCACGAAGCTTATCACCATACTCAATGCAGAGGTAGAGGCTCATTTTCTATATGAAGTGTACTGCCTTAAAATCACCACATTACCTCAAGTTCCTGGGCACTCCAAAACTCTGAGGTATTGTCAGGAAGACCACGGCGAATGACATACGGCAGTTTCCGCTGCTCAATTTCACGTTTCGCTACATTCCAAATGAACATCGGGTCAGACGTATTGAGCCCCTTCAGCTCAACTAGAGGTTTGGCACCTTCTGCAATCTGTTGGGCACGTGCAGCAACAAGTGTAGTGTATTCGTACTTTGTGAAATAGGGCTGAGTAATTCGTTCCTCCTTGATACGATCGATAACCTCTCCGCGAAACACAGGCTTGACTTCAGGGTGGAGATCAGACATGCTTATTTTTGGGTTGGTTTTTTTTGGTTCCATTTTAACAATGCCAGTGCTGAGAACATCTGCGTCAGATTTTACTGCGTGGAGCCGAGCAAATGCCGTTCTGCCTGCCAATGGTAAGGCAGCTAAGTCAACTGATACTACGGTAGATCGCAAAGCTGCGTCAGTTGTAGCCATCGGTTCCATGTCCGCGATAGGGGCATCGCCATCGAGTGCAATCGCTAAGAGGTGGAGGATTGTGCCTACTGTAATTGGGTCTCTGAATACTCTTACCAACACAGGTTCTGGCGACGCATACATTGCCAAATACAACTCAGCCGGTGTTGTACAGTGGTTTGCGAAACAGGGTGGAGGAGGGGTTGACCAGGCGAATGCTGTTACTGTTGATTCAACAGGTAATATCATTGTGGCGGGTTACTATGGTTCAACTACATTGACCATATATAATAGGGACGGTACGGCCTTCGCTACAACTCTTACCACCACAAGCGGAATTACCGACGCATACATTGCCAAATACAACTCAGCCGGTGATGTACAGTGGGTTGCGAAACAGGGTGGAGCGGGGAATGACCGGGCGAATGCTGTTACTGTTGATTCATCGGGTAATATCATTGTGGCGGGTTACTTTACTTCAAATCCATTCACCATATATAATAAGGACGGTACGGCCTTCGCTACAACTCTTGCCAACTCAGGTAACGACGCATACATTGCCAAATACAACTCAGACGGTTTTGTACAGTGGGTTGCGAAACAGGGTGGAACGGGGAGTGACCAAGCGAATGCTGTTAGTGTTGATTCAACAGGTAATATCATTGTGGCGGGTTTCTATACTTCAAGTCCATTGACCATATATAATAGCGATGGAACCAATGGGGTTCCTGATATACCTTCCTCAATTGTGTACTATAGGTAACTTAAATTCTACCTACTAGACAATGCCAACGCTCTCGGCTTCTGATTACACGAACTTTGTGAAGCTCCAGGCTGCGTCCCTCGCCTATCAAAATGGAAAAATCCCTGTCCCAATTCAGCGGGTTTCCCAACCTGTTCCGACACAGTCTATTCTGAACGCCCAGCTCCTTGCAAGCCAGGCTGCCGTGATGGTCACGCCCGGAAAAGCGGCTGTCCGTTCAGTCAACGGTGTGATACAGAGTATTCGCCCTTTTGTTGGTCGTGGATACGTCAATAACCCGAAGAAGTTGTCAACCGTTCACAACTCTACGAGTACAACACTGTCTTCAAGTGCATTTGGTCAGGTTGGTGGTCTTCCTCAGACAGGACCTAAGGGAAGTGGCGCATATGCTCCTGTGACCCAGCTGGCTCGAGTGGATACCAAAGCAACAGGCAAGTACAAGGCTCCTGCAACTCGTACCTTTACTTAAGGACCCCTAGCCAGCTGCTTCCACGTAGCATCACATACAGCACACTGATACATCCAAGCAACATTACGCGCATCAAGCTTGATGCCGACAATGTTTGATTCCTTTCCCTTAGTGGGGCATGTCACATTTGCACACTTCATTGTTGTAAACCTAGGAAGAGTAGGCTCGTGCTTTATGAACGGGTTGATTGAATACTGAATTGATGTATCTTGCTGAAGGTCGTGTTCATAGACAACAGGATTCTCCTTGGTAATTTCCTCTTCGCCGTCGCAGCCAGGTGACCTACATTTGCGGTAGGCATGTCCCTCACGCTCCTCAATGTTATACATCATATTGTCACACTTTACGCAGAACTTCATTGTGCTCTTATTCTAGAATGGTCTAAATCTTTCCGTTTTTTTATGCGTTAAAAATGGAACCATCGCCGTAAAGTTGTCTTGCCCTAGTATCACAGGATGTTGCCATCTAAGCTCAAGATTTTCCTTGAAGGCTCAGGGAATGGTAACGATTCAGATAAGGACCGTTTCGGTAGGAAGGCCGAGGGGGAAAAAGCAACCCACACATCTATGTCAGGTGGAAGTTGGGAGATTACTGACAGCGAAATTGATCGGTTCAACATCTTATACTGCGACTACATCCGTAACCATGGACCTCTTCACATGACCGAGAAAAGCACTCGGGTTGGTGCAGTTCGCATTGATCTAGACTTCAAATACGAAGGAAAACATCCAAATCATCACCACACGCAAGAACAAGTCATCGCATTTGTAAAGGCTGTTGTAGATGAATATAAGAAGTTTCTGATCATTCCAGAGAATGTTGAGATCTTTGTTAGTGAAAAGGACGAGCCAACCTACTACGCAGCAACTGAGAAGAAGCCCGATTACTCCAAGTCTGGTCTTCACTTGGTAATGCCTAGCCTAAAGACAACTCGCTATGTTGAGGAGGCTGTTCGCCGCAATCTGTTGAAGCGAATGGATGAGTTCTTCCCAGGTCTGCCACTTTGCGACAAGTGGGAGAAGGTCTACGATCCAGACCCTCTGTCTCACACGAAGCCCTGGACGATCCTTGGTTCGAAGAAGAAGGAGGGAATGCCCTATCAGATCAAGTACATCCTTGACTGGGACCCCGAATCTAACGAGATGTCAGTTGACAACGACGTTCCAATGCAAGTTACTCCAGATCTTCTGAAGAAGATGACGGTTCGTTCTGCAGATTACATGGAGACTGACATGACTCAGGAGGCAAAGGACCTCTTTGCAAAGCAGGTTGAGAACGAAAAGATCCGCGCCTCAATTGGAGCTCAACAGCGTGGGCGATCTGCAACTCGTGACCAAGCCGGTCGTGCTTCTCGTGCATCCACTCCAGAGCGTAATTCGTACCGCCAGCCTCTAAGCGAGGAGAAGGAGAGATACTTTCGTCGCCATGTGATGAACTTGGCTGAGTTCAGGTACACTTCTTATGACGATTGGGTCAAGGTTGGCATCTGCTTGAAGAATATTCACCCTGACTCCTTAGAGAGTGTATTCTATGACTTCAGTTCGCAATACAAGGATTACAATCCACGTGAGGCACAGACCAAGTGGAACAGCTTTCAGTTCAGGACGGATGGCCCGATTCTCTCCGAGCGTAGCCTTCGTGCCTGGTCTCGGCTGGACAACCCGCTTGAATATGAGAAGATTGAGTCAGAAAACCTTGAGGAGCTCATCATTGAGGCCGCTGGTTCCGGTACGGAGCACGATATGGCAAAGGTAGTCTTTGCGATGTTCCGCGATGAGTTCAAGTGCTCTGACTATGGTCAGAATGAGTGGTACCGGTTTGTTGGTCACGTATGGCGTGTTACAAAGAAGGGTGTTGCAGTGATTGCCACGTTATCGAACGATGTTCGCCGTGAGTTTCTAAAGAAGGAGATTGAGACCCTTCGTTCTATGGAGATGGTAGATTGTAGCTGCCCGAATAAGAAAGAGAAGAGCCCCGAGTGCCAGTTCTGTAAGCTCGATACTTGGAAGGCAAAGTATGCGGCTTCGCAGATTCAGCTAAAGAAGGTTGCATTCAAGAAGAACGTTATGGAGGAGTGCAAGCTGCTCTTTCTAGATGAGGAGTTGTCTATCCGTCTTGATGCAAATAAGAACCTGATTGCATTCAACAATGGTGTTCTTGATACGATGAGCATGGAGTTTCGCGACGGTAAGGCAGATGATTACATCAGCTTCACGACTGGACTAGATTACTATCCTGATCGTAAGTATTCAGAGTATACTTGTTGGAATGATCTGTGGAAGTTTCTGAGCAGTATCCTTCCTGATGAGGAGGTTCGCACATATTTCCTGGCTCACCTTGCGACGTGTATGGTTGGAGGCAATCCTGCACAGAAGTTTCACATTCTCACTGGTTCCGGTTCCAATGGAAAGTCAATGTTGATGATTCTGATGGCTACTTGCCTGGGAACATACGCATGCAAGGCACCGATTACTCTGATTACTCAAGATCGTGGTAAGGCTGGTGTCGCATCTCCAGAGCTTGTGCGTATGAAGGGAAAGCGATTCGTCACGATGCAGGAGCCCGAACAGGGAGCCAATATCAAGACGGGTCTGATGAAGGAGCTGTCTTCTTGTGAGAAGATTACAGCACGTGATCTCTTTGCTGGGTCCAAGGAGATGATTGATATCGATGTTCAGGCCCACTTTCACCTGTCTTGTAATGACAAGCCAAAGGTTGATGCTCAGGATGGCGGTACATGGCGCCGTCTCTGTGTAGTGAACTATCCGAATAAGTTTGTTCCAAATCCTACAAAGTCAAACGAGTTGCCAGAGGATAAGTCAATTCAGATCAAGGTAGAGTCTGCAGAGTGGGGCGAGTGCATGATGAACTACTTGATTTCCATCTTCCGCGAGGGAAGCGGCTTCCGTAAGCTGACCCCACCGGTTAAGGTATTGGAGTACACTAACGAGTACAAGGACGAGACGGACGTGATCGGCCGATTCGTTCGTGAGTATATTCGTCCTCTTGAGGACGGTGTTACAGAGGGAACGCCTGTTACAACTGGAGAGATCAATCGTGCATTTCAGGAGTGGAAGCGTGAGAATCAGCTGACAACTGGTTCAACAGCTGATCTCAAGAAGCGAATTGAAGAGGATCTAAAGCATGGGAAGCACCCTAGGAGCGGCTGGACTTCTTTCCGGTTCGGCGCCTCTTAGACTTGCCACCGCGACGGGTCTTACGGCGACGACCACCCACTGTGGGTGGGGGTAACGAATCAACAACAGGAGGCTCGGCAGTGGCCGAAGAAAAGGGGTTACGCCAATTCATAGGATTCAGACTGGACCAATCCATTTATCTTTTCTGCGTATTTTTTAATGCCAGGCAAGATCAACGTCATTTTGGACATTGATAACACAATTGTTGAAAAAACTCACACCAAAGACGGGAAGTGGGCAGCGCTCCCTGAGGCGGAACGCGCAAAGTATAAGTATGTAGACGAGTTCGTCCTCCGTCCTCATTTCAAGGAGTTTTTCCAAGAACTCAAGAAACTGGCAAAGTCTATCAACCTCTGGACATGGTCAGATGATCGGTATGCGAAGAATGTCAAACGTATGATCGAAGCTGAAACAGGTGTCAGGGTCGGACACGTTTGGTCTGAAGCCCATGCACAGGGAGCTGAGGACGAGTTCAATGGCGGAAAGGATCTGCGATACATCTGGAAGGAACAGGGTGTATTTCAGCCATGCGATACGGTTCTGATTGACGACCTGCCTGGCAATGTTGAAAGTAAGTGGAATTATCAGAACGGCATTCGTGTCAAGCCGTTTGCACTGTGGGGACGAGTCAAGCACTCTCAACCCTATGGACCCTACCAAGACCTTTCAAATGATCGAACGCTCTTGGAAGTGATAGATGCGTTAAAGAAGTTGGATGCAAGTAGTGATTTTTGCCCACCTGGTAAAGAGTGGGATGAAGGGCCATTCAAGGATAGCGCCTTACAGATTGGTCTAGGACGTAAGCGGCGCACTCGTAAGCGCAAACTTACTCGACGCGCTTCGCGCCGATACGCGACAGCACGTACTGGCGGAGCAGGCCGATCGTGAACACGACGAGCACGAACGAGACCACCAGGTTCACGAACGCGACCAGAACCTCGCCGATCTTGAGCGTGATGCCACCGAACGTGACGGAGAAGGAGCTGACACCCTTGCCGGCAGACGCGGCCGGCGCGAGGAGCGGGGTGATGATGTCCTCCGACAGGGACTTGAAGAACTCTCCAACGACCCCTCCAAGGTAGAACGACGCAGTCAGGATGATGATATCACGGGTATCGAGCATTTTTATTATGAATGGTATACTTTATTTCATCAATACAATGGATACTCGCTTCTGGGGGCCGAGTGGATGGCAACTGTTTCATCTAGTTGCGTTCAAGTCACGTCATCCAGATGACGTACTGAACCAGATGAAAGACATTCTGCCATGTAAGTTTTGCAGGGCCTCAACAACTGAGTTTGTCAAGAAACACCCGCTACACCCTGCAGGTTCCGGCAACCAGCGCGGCGACCCCGGCAAGTGGCTCTATGACATTCACAACATGGTGAATCATAAGCTGAGAACTCAATGCAAAGATGATCCATCTGTAGTGAACCCTGGTCCCGACCCAGAGTTTGAGGAAGTAAAGAAGTACTATGGTTCATTGAAACCGAATGCTGTCCCAGGCGGCGACTTTCTAGGGGCTATTGCTGCAAACTATCCTGATGACCCCGAGCCCGCTCAGATGGCAACTCAGAGAACCTTTCTTCATGCTCTTCGCCATGAGTATCCATTCCACGATCTCCAGCGAGTCTACGCCGACTACATTACCGAACATGAACCAGAGCTGAGTTCTCGTAAGACGTATATGAAGTGGATGTATGGATTGTTAAGTGCATTGTCAAAAAAGACCGGATCTCCTTTACCAAGTTTTAAAGGCTATGCTCATCATGTTGCGTATTACAGGAGCGGATGCTCCAAGAAGACGTACCATGGAAAAACGTGCCGTAAGACGGCCGGTGGTCGGACCAAAGACAGGGACCATAGAAAGACGTTTAGGGTAACTCATTCAAGATTACTTTGATTTTTTGGGTTGACTTGCAGCCATTAGACGAGCATGGCGAGCAGAATAGACATCTGCCTTCTTCTCCTTTGCTGTCTTTTTTGACTCACGACGAGTTTTGGGTGGATCCATGAGAGCTACTTGCTAGCTTTGATAGATTCCGTTTTACACTTAATGCTTGCGGGAACGGCGCGTCTTGCGGCTGCGGCGGCGGCCACCAAACGGTGCAGCGTCACTCGGGTGGAACGGGCTGGTGCTGTTCGGGCCGGCATTAGAGACATCCGAACTGTACCCGAAATCACTGTGCGGCGCAACATCACCACCTGCACCACCCTTGTAGGTCTTCTTCGCCATCTTCAGCACCTGGCCGAACTTCATTCCCTTGTGCGACTTCATCGTCTTCTTCACGTGAGCGAGCCACTTATTTGCCATTTTGTTTACTTCACAAGAAGTTTTACTGAAGCCCTGCTGGTTTTTCTACAAAACCCTTCGGGGCACGAGAATTTTCAAAAAGACTCCACTGGCAACCATACGCGGCGAGCGTCTCTGGATTAATTGTTGACTTTTTGAATGACTCATCTGGTGATACCATTGTGATTGCATTGCGGTTGAATGCAACTAACTCGGGTTGGTCACGAGAATGGATCGCCTGATGATATGTCAGTCGGCGAAGAGTAGAATCGGACCAAGACAGATTGACTAGTTCATCAAACTTGGAACCCTGTGTATTTCCAGATACAATCACCAATTTACCGGCTAGCTGATCTAACGGAATATCATGAATGTCTCTCGTTCCAGCTGGAAGGAGATTCTTCCGAACTGTTGTATTCAGGTGATAAGCCATACGGTTCAGCGTTGTTATCTTGGTTGTATGGGGAACAATAGACAGAATCATCGGATCCTTAGAAGGGAATGCATCGTTCAGCTTAACACACACCGACTCAAATGTCCAGTTGTCATAGGCATAATCGTATCCTTCGTTGAGTGGCTTTTTGGAAACGATAGGTTGGTCTGATTCATCCGAGTATACGTGGATTTCAAGTAACCGTATACCCTTTGCAATTACATCTGTCGGATCTTCAAACACTGAACCTGAAACATAGTAATCGCAAAGCCTTTTGCGAGGTCCTACTGGTGGAGCTTCTCCTCCAACCTCCATCCATATGACATATCCAAGAATCGCAAGGAGTATGGCTACAAGGAGTGCCTTCATTGTTTCTTGTCTGACTTTTCTTTTGGTGCTCTGAACAACAACTCACGATACTTATTGACAACATCATCGGGAATTCGCTCATACATAGGAATGCCCATCAGCGACGCGTAATGGAAATAGAGACAATACATTCCACACTCGGAATCCTTGAACTGATGCCTCGTTGTGTTGAATGTCATCTTCATACCACCGGGATGAATTCCGGTTGCATCCCACTGCTTCTTCCACCTCCGCATCAGTACCTTAATCTCTGGCTCAGGTGTATGAGCATATGAATCAAAATATGTAACTCGAGCATGTTGGAGATTTGGGCGGATATCGCAGAACAATGCGATCCAGTGTTCACCGGGTCCATCGTGCGGATCCGTATTGAAGACAATTCCGATACGATGATGACCTTCCTTGAAGAGATCATGCAACTTCATAGAACACAGAGCACTCACAATGCACTTCTGTGTTTCAGATGTTTTAAGATCAAAGTCAATTGGAACACAACCAACAAACATATAATCGCTAAAAACCTCCTCATAGTTCTTCTCTACATGATCAATATCATCGGAGGAGAGCCATTCATATCGGTTCAAAGCCCATTCTTTGGGAGCCCTGGGACGCTGCAAAAGAGATGCCACAATGCACTCGGGCTCACCCGTTGTACACTTCTCATGGAGACGCGTCCGAAGTTCATCCCACTGTTTTTTCGGTTCGTTTGATGTAATCGGTGATTCTTTGGGATGTTCTTTGTTGTAGGCTTTTACTAACCCACTCAACTCGGTTTCATCCATCCATGACATTCTTGTTAGAAAACGGATACTTTTAAACCAAGATAATCTAAAGGCACAATGGATCAACTCAAGCCAATCCTCACTCGCTATGCGGATGTTACCAAGAAGCTTAACGAAGTAAACACAATCGCCAACAATCTTCGCGACCAGCGAAGGACAGTTGAGCTCGATCTGACAGCACTCTACGACACAAGCGGAGAACCACTCCCTGATAAGATTGAATTGAAGACATCTGGTTTGGTGTTTAATGTTAAACGACCAAATCAGTGGAAGAAGGGATGGACAATGTCCAAGAAGGAACTCAAGTCCTATTTGGACGAGCTTATTCCCAATGACAGTGAACGAATCATGGAAGAGATTGTGAAGAGACAGGAGGTTAAGATGACGGAAACTGATTACGGTTTTGAGCTTAAGACTGCAGCAAAGCGAGATTGAGGTTCATCCTTAAGACGTTCCTCTATTTCACGTAACATTTGCTGAATTTCTGCTAGTTGTTGTTTCGCTTGGTCCAAGTTTTCACGGGGTAGAAACCCACTCCGGATCCTTGATACCGTACATACGAACGAGCCGTGTGTGCTAAGTAATCGGGAAGCCAAAGTAAACAGAGGCTTCACCATCAACGTGATATGACTCTTGACAACACATTATTTTTAAGTGCATTGATCTGCGAACTTACACACCGTCGTCCTCGCGCTCGACAAAATACGTCCTCAGCTTCTCGGAAACGCCGCGTACACTAAACTCCATGACACCATACCAATTTGGACGCATGATGGTTCGGACATCCCTGATTCCATTGAGGATCTCGTGGCGGTCTACGTACTTACGGTTCTTATGCGTTCCATGCCATAGATGGTAGACTGATCCCTGAATACATGTAATTCTTGGTTTGGGTTTCTCACAGAACTCCTTGTAGGCAGGAACTAGAGCGGGCTTGAGATATGCCTCGGGAAACTTAACATCTAGCCATACTGCTGCAGAGATCGTATCACCGCTTCCCGTGATTCCGTATTCAAAGAATCCAACCTTGCGGAACCACTTGCGACGGAATGCCCACGCAAATCCCGGATGAAATTTATGATCAAAGGTTTTTGCTTTATCCATATAGAGAACTGAAGCTCGTTCTTGGACGATCTTTGTATAGGTGATATCCAACCATACTGCAGATGCAAATGGTTGAACAACATCATGGTCGTTGAGAGCCGATGATACTTGATCGTACCAATCAACATTGCCAAAGATCACATCTGCATCTAAGAAAAGAACCTTGGAATACCACCAAGGAATTTTAGATTCAAGGAGTGCACACAAGTTCTCCTTGTGAAACATGTGAGATCCACCGTAGACGTGGAAGGCATCCTTGATTTCTTGTTCCTGTTTATCAAACACCAATTCAAGAGTATAATATGGGATCTTTGCTAGTTTCAATTTTTCAATCGTATAGAAGTAGTTCATCAACATACGCTTGGATTTTGCAGGGTTGAAGAAGACAAGACCTATTGCCATATCCTTCCTCCACGGCTTGTTATAGCGAATTGTAGATAACTCAACGATCTTACTTGGTTCTAGCGGCAGTGGATCGGCTACTTCTGAGTACGCCATTGACTGTGCTTGTCCCATTGTGTAGAAAAACGGATAAAAGATAGCCAAACAAACCATAAATCAATGGACACGTATTCTCCTTATAATACTCGAAACCGAGCATTTAAGGAACAGGATATTCATAGAATCCTACATAGGTTCGGATTGCCACATTACCGAGTTTCCAATCCTAGGATCTTTCAGACAGCAATGGTCCACACAACCTATGTTCGGCGAAGTGAATACACAACACCCGATGGAAAGCCGGCAGCTCTCGCTCCCTGTCCATCTGGCGTTCTTCCTCTGCAAGATGAGTCCTATGAATGTCTAGAGTTTGAAGGCGACTCGGTGTTGGGTGTCTGTGTAGCTACTTATTTGCGAAAGAAGTACCCTGAGAAGAAGCAGGGATTCCTTACTGACGCACGCAAAGAACTTGTTAATAACGATCGGATTGGACGGTTGTCCCAAAAGATCGGTCTAGATCAGTTCTACGTCATCTCTCGTCATAATGAAGATTCTGCTGCTATCAACGGACGAGGGAACATTAAGAAGCTTGGTGATATCTTTGAAGCCTTTATTGGTGCACTCTGGACAGATTGTGGAAACAGATTCAACATTGTCTACACATTTGTTACAACTGTCATCGAGCAATACCTTGATGTAGAGGAGCTTGTCACCACAGTTACGAACTACAAGGACGTCTTGCAAAAGTACTGCCAGCGAGAGATGAAGTGTACGCCGACCTACACAATGTTAGATTCTACTGACGATGGTCGCATTCGTGTCGCCATCTTCCTTGGTCAGACATCAATGGATGCATATGGAGAAGGAACCACTCGCAAGAAGGCAGAACAGCTGGCTGCCAAGAAGGCCTTAGAAGATCGCCATGTTACTTTCTCAACCTATTCTGAGTAATCACTCGTCCCTTCCTTCCACAGTTGAACCGCTTCAGTGTCCTACCCCGTGTCCATAAAACAGACTTCACACAAACCGCAATCGGTCCTTTTTCATTTTTGAACGTCTTCCTAACCCGTTTAATACATTTGCAAAATCTTTGTGTTTGATTGAGTCGCCTAGCCATTGTGTCAAACACAGAAGAATATATCCTCGCAGAGAATAAACATAATGGGCGGTGGTCTTCTTCAGCTCGTCGCATATGGTGCTCAGGATGCCTACATTTCGGGAAATCCCCACATTACCTTCTGGAAGGTGCTCTACAAGCGTCACACGAACTTCGCAATGGAGGCCTTCCGTGTCAACTTCACTGGTGCGCCTCAGTACGGACAGCGCGTCGTGGCCGTTGTGAACCGCAACGCCGACCTGATGTACAAGACGTACCTTGAGGTTCAGCTCCCTGACACACAGGCAGTTGACGTGAGGTGGACACCTGCATACGAGCGTCGTCTTGGCTACCAGCTGCTCAAGAAGATTGAGGTTGAGATCGGTGGTCAGATCATGGATACTCATTATGGCGAGTGGCTCTTCCTCTGGGAGAACCTCACCTCAAACTTTGATAACTCCGTCAAACTGGATAGCATGTTAGGTGGATACCTGGGTGGTACCGAGACCACTGCAGTGTCTTGCGGAGGCCGCCCGGCGATTCTTTATATCCCACTGCAGTTCTGGTTCTGTCGCAACCCGGGACTGGCTCTGCCCCTCATCGCCCTTCAGTACCACGAGGTGCGTATCAACGTCACTCTTTCTCCCGCAACGGATCTTGTTGGCTCAATCTCCTCGACTGGAGGTACGACCATTCCTGGACAGGCCGCAAAGCTTCCGCAGATCAAGGACATGGCCCTCTACATTGACTATGTCTACCTGGATGTTGAGGAGCGTCGTAGGTTCGCTCAGCAGTCGCACGAGTACCTGATTGACCAGCTCCAGTTTGGTCTCCAGCAGACACTCACGACGGCATCGGCGCGCATTGACCTGACGCTCAACCACCCTGTCAAGGAGTTGGTGTGGGTCTTCCAGGATGCTCGCAAGACGGATTGTGGGTCAGACCTTACAAAGAATATTGGATTCACTCAACCCTTCAGCTACGACGACATCGTTAACCGCTGCCGCCTTCAGATCAACGGACAGGATCGCTTTGATGAGCGTTATGGTGACTACTTCTGGCGTGTTCAGCCCTACCAACACCACACTGGAGGTGCATTCTGGCCTATGCGCGCCCAGGCTAGCGCACCGGCAGCTCAGACAGTCACTGCTACCCTCGTTACAGTGACTGGTGACATTCTTACTATCGGAACCAGTGCAGTGTTTGGCGGAACTGCACCGGCAGCTCTGCAGTATATCAATGAAGGTTGTATTGTCACATCTGATACTGCAAACGTGTTTTCACCTGGCACGATCATCTCTGCGTACGGAAGCGGTAGCGGACGCGCTGGAACTTACCAGCTCAGCGAGCCGACTCTGTTAACCGGAGTAAACGTGTCTGCCGGAACTACAATCACGTTCACACTCCCTAACCTTCAATACACTCCTCACGTTAACCCAATTAACGTCTATTCCTTTGCTCTCCAGCCCGAGGAGCACCAGCCGTCTGGCACCTGCAACTTCTCCCGCATCGATACGACAACCCTTGTGTTTGACAGCATCGCGACGACCGGTTTCGGAAAGCCGACGAAGAGCACACCGTTCAACTTCCGCATTTACGCTGTCAACTACAACATCTTCCGTGTAATGTCTGGCATGGGTGGCCTCGCATACAGCAACTAACACCAACTAACACATTAAGTATAATGTACTTAGTTGTCGCAGGTATTCTGCTCTTGCTATTCTTACTCTCACAATCAAAACCAATCTACCGAAAACAAGAACCAACTACACGTTTGTATTCGGAGAGCACCCGTGAAGGCCGAGTGTCTGTTGCAACATTACCGGCGCACGATGACCGGTACCAGGGCATGCTTCGTGGTCACGACCAAGGATATGCCCGATTTCATGCGATATAATGTACTGTCTGTAATCTTCCAACTCCAATTTACTCTTGGGTGCACCATGCGTCCAGAGTAATGCGTTCACAAGTAAGTTATGCCCCCAATGGTTACCGGTTCCCAGTTCTGCACAATTAAGTTTTGGGTTGCATCCCTGTTTCCTAAGTCCCGCCGGCGAAGACAAGTGGATAACCACATCAGGGTTCTTGTCCACCATGACAAAATCGTATCCCTTAGACTCCCAACCATGTGGGTCTGCTAAGTACATCTGCACCTCTTCTGTAAACTTTGGTAAAGAATAGTTGACATCAGAATCAACAACCACTGTGAAGGTGACCCTCTTCATTAAAAAACAGAAGTGATTTTATCTAAGGAAGTACTCTCAATGAAGTGCGCCCATTGCAAGAAGAAGACTCACCTCGAGTTCAAGTGCCCTTGCTCAACTGAAAAAGTATTCTGTGTGAAATGTCGGACGACCGAGGTTCACAATTGTGGTTACGTATACAAACCTATTACATTGCTAAAGATTGAGAAGGAGAAGGTTCAGAAGATTTAAACATCAATATACTGCAGTAGGACATCCATGATCTTACTTTTCATCTTGTGATCCATACCTTGGAAATCAAGAACAGAAGCCACAACACCACCGTTGTCAATGATGATCTCTGCCACTAGATAGATTTCATCTGTCTGTTTGAATGTAACTACCCACTTGGGCTCCTCTGCTGAGGTAACAACATTCACAGTCATGTCAAGGAGGTCAAGTGTATTCTTCGCGTCATTTGCTGCTTGGGAAACGTTCATTTTGGATACATTTCACCGTCCAGGATAAAAACAGTTCCATTTTATAAATGAACGTTCTTCTTGAAGCTCTCTTAGTTGGTCTCTTTTTCCTTCCGGTGTATTGGGTAACCGAAAAACTAGGTCTTTCTAAGTGGCCTACTCTTTTTGTTGCTGGTATCCTGTTTCATTTGCTTGCAGAGGTGTCCGGTGTGAACCGCGCATATGTTAAGACTAAGTTATCGTAATGGTTGCTCCCTCAATCGAAGGAGAAGTCCCAATCATATCTTTAATGTTGTAGAGAAGTTCGCAGATAGACTCATATTGTCCAAGACGAAATCCGCAGAGAAATCCAATAAACCGTTCAATCTTCAAGTCTGCGAAATCTGTCCCGTGGACAACTTTCAGAAATACATACATCAGATCGCCAACCGCAATATATCTCTCTTTCTTATCCCATGCTGAGACCTGGAAATACTTCTTCCATGCATAACGACACGGATCGTCGTAAGGCATGGTAGTTTCAAACGCATCTTGTGCCGCTCCAAGTGGAAACTTGATTGTCCTGATATACTCAATGTCCTTCTTCATTGCGTCTGCGACCTTTGGGGAATTCATTTTGAACATTATTCAAACTACCGAAACTCTTTCCATTTTTTAGTTTACAAATTGCATGATAACAAAGAATATGTTTGAAGCGTGTAGTGTAGTCCTTCTTGAGTCATTTGGCAATGACCTTACTGTTGTAAATGCAGCCCGTGTATCACTTGGGAAGCACGTAGATGAGTTCAGTGACAAGGACGCAAAGCTTATCAAGTATCTTGCAGACCATGAGCACACATCACCCTTCTTCCATCCTCAAGCTCGTTTTCGCTTGAAGATGCCGATTTGGATGGCACGTGAATGGTTTCGTCACACTATTGGCTTTGCTAGGAATGAAGTCAGTCGTCGTTATGTAGATGATGAGCCTACCTTTCATATCCCAGAGTTCAGGACTCGTGCTCCCAACAAGAAGCAAGGTAGTAACGACGATGTTCACGTACAGAACGATCAGTTTGGGGAGTTCATGATGTCTCAATGTAGGAACGCAGTTACTTCTTACAAGATCATGTTACAGAACAACATTCCTCCTGAGCAGGCACGAATGGTTCTCCCTCAGAATATGATGACAGAGTTCATTGAGACAGGGTCTATTGCTGCGTATGCCCGCCTCTGCCACCTTCGTATGGGACCTGATGCACAGAAGGAAATCAGGGAGGTTGCACAAAAGGTAGCACAAGAGTTGATCAAGGTCTTTCCAGTGAGCTGGGCTGCACTAAACCTTGAACGTTAACTCAGTACACCAAACAGGTAGATTATCCTGGTTAGCCCACTTGATTGTTGTCACGATCTTTCCCGAAACAGATGGAAACTCAGATGTACTTGTCTCGTTATATACTCCAATCTCTTTGGGGCAAGATGTCTGTGTACAGAGATCCTCAACTGTAGGTGAGAATGGTATTCCATTAAATGAATACGAATACGTAGCAGTCCCACCTGCAATAGGTGTTTTCAAATCATACGCAACCCAAAGTTCTGTCAGATCACCTGACTTAGGACTTTGAGGTGCAAAACCCAACCCCGTAATGGTAGCTTGATCTGTCTGCGATCCACAGTTGCGAAGCGCGACAGTTGAGGCCAATAATAACTTAAGCATTTGTGATTAGATGAAGAAACCCTTTAGGTGCTTGACTCAGACTTTCCTTTCTTTGCGTTTGACTTCTTTGCAGGAGTGGTTGGTATTGCTAGTGGGATATCTTCTTGGATATCTATGTTAAGAGTCTTGATATCTCTCTTCATATCAGAAACTACTGTATCAATTTCTACGTCAAATTCACCAATCTTTTCTTTGATCGCATTGCTGCGCAATTCCCAGCTCTTTTTCAACTTAGAAATTATGGTCCAATTGCTTCTAAAAATAAGAATTGCACTATCATTCCATTTCTTAGACTCATCGCTAGTAATGGTTTTGTTCATCTCTTGAAAACGCTTCAAGACTTCTGACCACGACACAATCAATGCACCTGCTACAAGTTGTAATTTTTCTACTGGATCTCCAGATTCCATAACCTTGTTAAAATAGATTTCAAGCTTGTTCTCCTCAGTTATGTTTGTTTCAACCCAGAACTTGTAAGGGTGCTTGTATGTGTGTAGGCAGAATAAGATACCAATATTACAATCAGTGCTATCACGGAGGTTTTCGCGAAACTTAACGAGATCTTTATTGGGTAAACATGCATTATGACCATCCTTATCAACTCCGTCGTGGTTCTTCGCATCAAACATGATCTTTATGTTGTTCCAAATCAAATGTGTGTCCATTTGTCCGGTTACTTTACCAGAAACCCTTGGAGATTTTATGATCTCAGCACCAAGAAATGCCCTCCTTAACCACATATTTAACATATCTTCACCAACATTCCCCTTATGAACGTTTATATTCATTAGAGCATCGTTTTTGTTCTTCACTTCAAGTTTTTCCCGAGTTTGCGTCAAATCGGTCTCTGCCTTAGTTAGTTGTTTATTAAGAAGTTCTATAGTTTGATTGAGTGCATTCTGCTGTGCTTGCCAAGACTGTGAATCACGTTCGCGTTGTTCAGCCCACTCACGATCGCGCTTCTCAATCTTAGCATCTTGTCCAGAAGCACTCAAGTTGGCGGCTGCTATCTGTCTCTGAACATCGATGGCGTACGCCGCCTCCTTTTCCCTCTGAGCCAGTTGTTTGATAAATCGTTCCTTCTCCTCTGCCAGTGTCTTTGAAGTACTAACCTTTAGATTTTCAAGCTCACATATATACTTCTCACGTTCCTGTTGTGCCTCTATCTTAACACGATCGCATTCCTGTTGTGACTGAAGCTTGAGTTGATCAACAACCTCTTTTTCACTCATCTTCTCTACCATACAAACGCCCTTACAGCCCAAGTTGAGTGCATTCATAACATCTGACTTACTCGCATTGTGATACCAATCTGGGATCTTTATACCTTCCAGCCAAGATGGTGTACTAGACGATGATTCACTATTCAAACCATCTATAAGCTCCTTCTTTCTATCATCGGGACACTTCAATCCGGTTTTCTCTTCAAGCTCTTCAAAACTCTTAGAAGGATTATGTATATCTAACTTGGTCTGTAGCAAACCCTTTCCTTCGGGCTTAACACGTAAAGCCCAACCAAGATTGTTAACTGACCAACTCGCCATTATTATACCCTATAAGCCACATACATTTAAATGACATTGATATGACATAACAATGACATAACATGACATAACAATGACATAAATATGACATTGAATAAAATTATATGGGGTAGGGTATATACAA